TATTCTACCTGGAATATACCCAGCACCCGGAGTGTCATCTACAAAAATTTGAATACCGGCTACTACAGCAGGACTACCGTTGCTATCTGCACCAAGCCAGTATTGACTAACAATTTTATCACCAATTTGAAGTGGCAATGGTGTTTCATGCGTTCCTCTATATCTACTATACAATACTGCTGGCCCTTCTACAGTATTAGAAGCGCCATAGATAGACATAGCGTCATACGCATCGTCCGCAGTACCAGTAGTATATACAGCTAATCCTGCTAAAGTACCGTTATTATTTTGTCCTGATAATGTAATTGTAGCACCGTTAACATCTTTAGTAGTAATGGCAATATTATCAACTTCGCCAACAATTTTTCCAGCTACTGAATCAACAAGAGTGCTAGAATCATCAGCAAAAACAGAACCTGTTAAATCGCCTATGATTTCTCTTGCAGTAAGTGTATCAGTTTCTGCGTCCCATAGCACTAAATTACTATCTGCTGAGCCGCTTGAGAGTTTAATAATTTGTGAACCAACTGCTAACGTAGTGTCTACGTTTGCTTGAGTAGCCCAAAGATTACGCCACTGTTTGGCACTTGTACCTAAATTATAAGAATCGTCAATGGCTGGAGTCAGTGACGAATTAATTAAACCAAGTACACTGATATTGTCGGTTGCATTGTCACCTAAGTTAATAGATCCAGTAGCAGTAATATTACCAGTAATATTAATGTTACCTGTGCCTATTATGTTATTACCGTTTAAGTTTAAATTGCCGCCCAGCAGTGGACTTGTTTCAGTTGAAAGGGCAGTTGGGCCAACGAGAATACCACCTGTAGTAGCTCCGTCGCCTACAAATAACTTTTTCGTATCAGTAACGTAGACAATTTCGCCTATGTCTACGAATGCAGTAACACGTTCTGCTTCAGTACCGCGTCTTAATTTCAAAGCCATGTAAATACTCCTGGTATCAATATCATATAGTATTTATGCCTTTGAATAAAAGACTACTTGTTCTTTTTTAAGAAGCTTTTAGTGCGAGTTTGTATATCTCGTTTGATACGATCTGTATCTAACCTAAAATCAACGTTAATAATGTGCTCGTCGTACTCTTTAAACATCTGTTCGAGAACAGATTCTAAGTCTAAACTAGAGTGTTTTTGTCGAGATTTTTCAACGTCAATATCCCATACTTTTCCGCCCTTAAAGCTAACTCTAACGGAATGGAGATACTCTATGGGTACTGCTTCAACTCTAACATCTTGAAATACTTCAGGCCAATGTGCTATTACATCTTCAGGAAGTTCTGTTATTTTTTTAGGCACTTTCTTCGGATTTTGCACTCTTTTTCTTTACAGGTGATAACTTATCTGCTTCTTCTCTAAGACGTTTAGCTTCTTTATATAATCGATCAGCATCGCTGCGATATTTAGAAGCTATTTGATCATCTGTAAGTACGCCGTCGGCTGGTGCCGCAAGTGTTTGTATAGTAGCAATATCTGTAACCTCAACGGAGTTTTCGTCAGTATTTACTACTGATGCAGTTTGCATATCAGAACTCTTAAGAGCTAATTCGTCAATACTTACACCTTTTTGTTGTGCAATTGCTTGATTTAAATCGCTTAACAAAATAGTAGTTTTCATATCCGGCGTCATTTCTACTAAATTAGTGGCCATTTTTACCATTTTACCTGTAACGTGAAATGCTGCCAACATATTCCTACCGTCTGGTAGTGATGTGCGAGCCATTGCTTCTGCAAATTCATAAGCAGTTTGGCCAGCATTTGATTCAATCAATTTCATTAAAGTGTCATGCTCGTCTGCTTGTAAGTTCTCTGTAGTAACTACAATACAGTTTTCTGCATCACCTGGTATTGTACGATACGCTACAACTATTTTTCTTTGGTTATTTTTTACTCTACCAACATGTTTTAGAGACATATTATTCTCCTTCTTTTTTAGGTTGTTGTGAAGCTACAGCGGCTAGAAATGCTTCTAGTTTATTGTATGTCTGTCCTACTACAACCATTTCGCTGGGTTTAAAAGTACCCCTTTGACTTGCAACATCAATAATTTGCTTTAGGGCGTTTAGATCCTGCACAGTTAGTTCTGCGCTAGGTTGTGCAGGTGCAGTTGTTGCAGTAGTTTCAGGTTGTTTCTTTTGTTCATCGCTCATAATATCTCCTTAATTAAATGCGCTTTTTATTTACTAGTATTTTAAATATGGACACGCCAAAGTGAAATAAGAAAGTTCTTTATGATCTTCAAAACCTATTTTTAACAAAGTTACTACTTGATTGGTAGAATCTACTTCTACAGTTTTTCCAACATAAAATCTGCCCTTTTGATGATCCATAATCCACTTTGCAATACTGTCTTGCAAGTTGTAATTCATGGGAACTGAGACATACTCAAAATGCTTTGGAGGCACTTTGAGTTGTCTCAGATCAAAAAAGTTTAAAGGATTTGGATCTTTAAGACGTAACATTACTTGTCGTAGTGCGCAGTCAATCCAAACGGTGCTTGTAAATTTTTGTCATGATGTCCGTGAACAATAAAAATAGTATCACAGTAATCATCCTCGCCCCAACTGTCCCACGGATAACCGTCAGTAAACATAATAAACTTTTTAGGGTTAATATCATGGTCTCTCATGTATTTCCAGTTAGCCATAAAGTCAGTACCGCCGCCGCCCATAATCTCGTAACTGAGCAAGTCATCGCCTGTGTCAGCAGTAAAGTCTTGTTCATTATACACTTTTGTATCAAAGCACCAAAGTTTAATTTGATAATCTTTGTACTCGTCCATAATGCCTTTAATTTCACTTAAAAAGTCTTTAGCCTGATCATCACCGATACTTCCGCTCATATCCAAACTAACAGCAATATCGATAGTTTCGTCGTATTGTTGTCCGGGTAATACGGCACCAGTATGCCAGCCTTTACGCGAAGGACGAGCAAAGGTAAAGTCATGCTTAATAGTGCTTTGGATTTGTTGACGCAGAAGTTCACGCCAATTCATTTTTGGCTCAGTAAGCTCTTTGATCATACGTACAATTTCGCCCGGAGTGTTACCAGCACCTGCTGCCTGTGCCGCTTGTAGCATGCCTTCTTTAATCTCGTCACGAATCTTTTGCATCTCATCTTTAGAATACTTTGGACGACCTTTGCCTTTACCGTCTTTGTCATCACCTTCTCCATCACCTTCACCGTCGAGGTCTAGGTGTTCGTCTAGCATAGAACCTAGACTTTCTAGAAATTCTTTACCATTTTTTTGTGCTTGCTTAAATAGTTCTTCGTAAACTTCTTCGCTAGTCCAGCCAGCATATTTTGCATCTTTAAAGCAGTCTACTAGGGTAGGCTCTACACCAATTCGATCTCGAATTAACAAGTTGTTGACAATGTAGTCCTGTGCAATATTAGACAAAACTGGATCCATGTTACGATCTTGCCAAGTACGGCGACCAAGATGGTCAAATACACAATGCAGGATCTCGTGTGCAATAACAAACTCAATCTCTTTATTAGACATTGCATTAAAGAATTGAGTATTGAAATAAAGATTTCGACCGTCTACAGCGGCAGTAGGCAACCATTCATCTGCTGCCTGAATTCGCAAACGAGTTGCCATGTTACCAAAGAATGGGTGACGTAGAAGTAAGCCAACTCTTGCAACAATGATACGATCAAGAACTTCTGTACGCATCTCTGCAAGTTGTTCGGGTGTAATATTTGGATCAGGTGTCCATTGTTTTTTGCTTGCTACGCTCATATGCTATACTCCTATGTAACTGTATATATGTATTATACAGCATTTGCGGATAAAGTCAAGAAAGAAAGTGGGCGTTTTTTGGAGAAACGCCCATAAACTCTATATTACGCCTTTTGAGCGGCAGTAATATACTTACCAAATCGACTGTGGAACTCGTCAAAACATTCGACTTCGTCCGGATCAATTGGCAAGCTGTACTGAGTAAGAGCGAGTTTGATGCCCATAACAACCAATTCAGTTTCAAAATTATCCATTGCAAAGCGCAGGAAATTGTTAACTTTATTGTCAAACTTCTTATCGCTCTTGTCAGACGCCTCTTTTAGCTCGTAGCAGAGCGAGACTGTCAAGGAATACATGGCACTGATTTCTTTAGTCTTCAGCTCCTTTACCTTGCCATCCAAAATATCTGTTGGATTAGGCATCTGACTGGCAACCTTGCGGTGCGCCATAAACTTAACAGCAAGACCTTCACCGACTGCGCCAGAGACTAGGTCAGTAAGTGTATTGCTATCAAGCTCGTCATCTAACAGTTCGCTAACAAAGGACCACGAACGTGGAGTAGCAAACGAACGGCTAGGGGACTTTGGATCAAAGTCGTAGAGGTCCTTCTTGCTAAAAGTCAAGAAGCCTACAACGTCTCTGTGGATACTATGATTTACAGCCCATTGGAACCAGTCATCAAAATTGACAGCCATTTCCAAGTGAACAAAACGGTTAGCTAACGGAGCAGGCATACGATAAGTAACACCTTTGTCAGCTTCTCGATTACCGGCTGCAACAATAAACACGTTATCGGGCAATTTGTATTGTCCAACTCGACGGTTCAAAACTAATTGATAAGCCGCTGCCTGTACGCTAGGAGCCGCACTATTCATTTCATCTAAGAACAAAATAATATTTTCGTGCTTTGATGCCATGATCTCATCAGGCAATTCTGCCGGAGGAGCCCAAACCATTTTACCTTGATTAGAATCAAAGTAAGGAATACCTTTAATGTCTGTAGGTTCCCAAAGAGATAGACGAACGTCAATTACGTGAGCGTTCATATATTCACCAATTTGGTGAACAACATCAGATTTACCAATACCTGGGGGACCCCACAGGAAAATTGGTCGACGTTTGATGATTGCATGTTTAATGCTAGCTTTTGCCGAATTAGGCGAAAGTTGACGGGCCGATGAGCTTTCCGATGCCATTGTGTATTCCTTGTTAAGTTATAAAACAGTCAGTGCCTTACTGTTCTTATATTGTAACACCTACACAATATAAGTCAAGATCTAGTTTACCAAACTACTCCGCATCGTGTCGTTTCATTGCTTTGGTTAATCCGTATTTACGTATGTCTCCGGAAAAAAGATGAAGTTCGAGAGCTTTCTTTTCGTCCGTTACAATAATTGAATCTCTGCCTAACCAATATGGACAAGTAATAAATCGATCTAACCAAATTATGGTTTGCGTAGTTAATTCAAAATCTTTTGGAAAAGGAACTTCGTATGTTTGGAGATCAAGTGTATCAGTGACAAAAAGATATCCTTGATCTGTAAGACGCAGGCCACCTTCGTCTTTGGATCTAGTGTTTTGCCACCATGTTGAATAATATTCTTTAAAAGATATTTCGTTAACACCTTTTCCGGCCTGTTTTAGAAATATCTTTGTATATGTTTCTTTCCAATTCATTGTATTTCTTCAAGTACGATTTCGCCTGAAGTTAATTTTACTACTTGGAAGTCTGCGCAGGAAAACATTTCGTTTAATTTTTTTGCCAAATTAAATGCATGGCCAGGATTACTAAACGAAACTTTTTTATATTTTGGTCCCGGATAATTAGTGAGCATGTTAGAACTTTTAAGATTAAACGGATCGCCCTTGTAAAAGACAGCCCAAATAGCTTCAGCACGAAGCACTTGCTCACTCTTGTATGTTTTTTTATCTACGTGATCTAACAACACAGTGGGTTTTGGTCTACTCATATACGCAATCCTTTAAATTAACTACGTATATATTTATATCAAAAACACATTATATTACCTGTTTATTACCATCCAGGATTACTTGAACCTATTTGAATTTGAATTACTTCGTTGTCGCCTGAGTTCTTTTTAGCTAATATTTGTTCTAAATCACCGTTTAAACGTGTCATAACAAGCCCTAAAGTAAATGCTAGAGCCTTAGCTTGCTGTATGTCTATGCGGATGTCTTTGGCTCGACTGGCATCTGCACTCTTAACTTGGTTAAGAAACTGCGTAATAGGTGTAGTGTTTAACGGCTCATTTTGTGTTGACACGACTTAACTCCTGTCTCATTTCTATCTCAGTCCTAAACGGACCTTTAGTTTCGTAGCGTTCTACAGTGATCAGCTTTGGACAAAAACTTTTGACCCAACCTTTTTCAAAGTGAATCACATAATATCCTGCACAATATAAACTTTTTGATTTAGCTGATTTTGTAAAAAGAGGAAGTTTTCGTTTTACATCAAATATAGGATTGTGTGGTTGACACGATGTTGCATAGCCGTGAACTTCTTTGGTATAGTCTTTGGCTATTTTAAGAGCAGTCCATGTTACATCGTTACCTAAGGTTTTCTTAAGTTGTTTTTGATTTTCAAAAAATCGTGTGCCAGCTTTGTCGCTTAGGATATACTTTTCATCGTTATAAGAAATGGTAGCTACATTTTCACCATCTTCCTCAACAATCCAAAATTTACCACCTAATATTTCTTTCGCTATCATTTTATTCATCCCGGATACCTCGCATTTAATGGTACAGCATATAACTGTGCATTGTCGGCCACTCGTTGCATGTCCCACTTAGCACAAAATTTAATCAGTCGCATTCCAACTTGTGTAATGTCTTTTGGAAAGCTAGCTTGTTTAATTGTATTATTAATTAGTTCTTTAATTTCTAAAGGTTGTGCTGTTAAATCGCATAGAGTCACATTTCTATTATAGTCGTCTAACACACGATGTTCTACACCCTCGTGATCGGACCAACGTTGCAACATGAGATTATTCCAAGCATAGCCTTTGGTATTCTTATCAGCATATGCTTCAGTAAGGCCTACTTTATTCTTAGTACCTTTAACTCTAACACCAGGATATGCACTAAAGACATTATCACTAGTATCGCCACGCATACATTTTTCAAATAGCAACCAATCTGGATTAGGGGCAGGCTTAATTTCTTTCGTTTTCTTATCAATTACAGACTTACCCTTGTCGTCAAAATAGCCTTCATGAGTAGTTGTAATATTACTGACACCATTATATTGTTTTACGTTTGGTGCAATGAGTTGTGCAAAGTCGCCGTCTGTAGAAATAATCACGTGATTGTCATGCGGGTGATTCTGCACCCAGCCTGCAATCAAGTCATCTGCTTCTAGTTGTGGGTGTTGCATTACAGTACAATTTGTTTTAGTTTGTACAAAATCTTTAAACTCGTCAAAGATTTCCCAAAACATTTTATCTTCCTCAGCTTCACGGGGAGTGAGCGCATCACGAGTTTCTT